TTTCTTTTCGTTTTTGAATGCCATTGCGAATGTTTTAATCATCATTCCCACATTCTTTCTATCTTCACTCAAATCACCTCTTAACCAATGTCCTACGAATAAGAATGCAAAATCTTCTTTGATTTGGTCTAATTCGGTTACAAATAGGAAATCATCAGTTCCAAAGTTTTCATTAAATCCTTCGAAAAGAACTTCAACTGGTTTTTGGATTTTATGTTGTGCAATCAATTTACTAGTTTGTTTATCTTGTTCATTATAAACAGTATCAACTAAACTTTTCTTTGAATGCTCTGATGGTGTAATGATTAAATCCATTCTATTACAACCATGTATCCAATCTAATGCACAATGTGTTGTTTCAATTGCTGCCGTAATACCAATGTTATAAAATCCAATAGGTTGAAATTCATTTGGAACTGTAACTTGAACATAAATGTCAGGTTTTTCTTGTACACCTGGGATAATATTATCAACTACCCATTTATGAAATTCGTTATCATAATTAAGAGCATCCATTGGGGTTTGTCCCCAACGAGTGCTAATAACTTTAATATCAAATTTATCTAATTTATATAGAGAATGTAATAAATCTCTCGCGTGGTCACCATATCCACTCCTTGTTGCTACTGGTGCCTGAAATACTAATGTTGGTTTCATACTATAACTCTATTAACTTAAATTTTTTCTTTGGTGTCCAATTTTCAAATGCTCCTTCCATGCCATCTACTAATGTTTTACACATTGCTTCTCTGCTTAACAAACCATCTCCTAACATCCACTTTCTACCTTTCAATGCTGCTGCATCTCTATCTTCTTTTGGCATCCTATACCAATCCATAATTAAAGGTGAAATATCTTCAAAATCAACTCTATCATCAAATATATATGGAGTTGGAACTGAACCTGTTGTTGAACGAACTGGCCAAATTGGTTTAACCCAATCTCCCCAAACTACTGTATTCTTTTTATGTCTATCGTGTAATGAACCAATCTCAACATAATCATCTGCGGTTAATAACTTACCAGTACCTTTATCTCTGAATCCACATTGGTCTTGTAATCCACCTGTAACTGTTACGATGATAGGAGTTCCTGCCATTACAGATTCTGCAGTTGCTAATCCAAATCCTTCGTTAGATGCTACATTTATTGTTACATCTCCTAAATTATAAAGATAGTTCAATTGCTCTTCTGTATATCTGTTTGGTGCAAATACTACATTTGTTTCTGGTGAACAACATTCGGCAACTGTTCTTGGTAAATCAGTACCGTGCTCCTCCACCGGTTGTGTGTGCATTAATAAACAAACCTTACTTCTATGTTCTGGTGCTAATGCCTCCACAAACTTATCAAAAGCTAGAATTACATCAATTGGTTGTTTTCTACGAATATTTCTATTATTCCAATATAAAACAAAATCATATTCTTTTTCACCAAAGATTTCTTTTTTAAATTCCTTTGGAACTTCTACTGGTTTGTATAAATCGGAATTAATACCATGTGGTACATAACTCACTTGCCAATCAGCAGGTTTAGTCCAATGTTTTTCTTTATCCCAACCCCATACTCTACGGGTAATACCATAAGTTTGTTTAGAAATACAACCAATCCAATCACAACTTTCGTAGTAATCTCTGTTATATTTTGGGTCTGGTAAATCATCCCAAATGTGATAGAAGAAAAGGGGTACTGATTGACGAATTTCATGCTCAATTTCATACAACCAAATCCAATATCTTGGGTCGGTAAAGTGTAAGATTGCATCAGGTTTTTCAATCATTAATAATTGACGGATAATATCAGCATTACCATAACCATCCGATGGATAGATTTTAACCGAAGCGTCTGCTACCTTTGTTAGCTCTCTAACATTATCATTTAAATCTAAAACTTTACCTGCTTCTGGATGTTTGATTGCTGCTCCCAATTGTACCCAATCGTACTTATCAACCGTTCCCATAACTAATTGTTTGGAAACATTTGCGATTCCACTCGACATTCGGAGGTCATCCGATAATAATAGTATTTTCTTTTTTGCCATAACTTTTATTTATAATTATATGTATTGGAAATTTAGATTTTTCCATCACATATCCCTCTTTGAGAGAACTCACACCATTTACAATTCTTTTTATTTTTACCAGGGTTCTTTACAAATTCTACCTGTCTGTATTCACCATTTTCATCAAATACACTATCTACAAATTCTCTAAAAGAAGTCCATGCTTTGTTTACAGATGGTTTACCACTTGCAGGTATATGCTTTGAAATACGAGGTATTGTATAATCTGTAGATTCTGATACTTTACGTTTTAATATGATGAATTCGGCATCAATCATATCCTGAGATATATTCAATAACTCTGCGTAGAATTTCTTATAAAGGAGAATCTGTGCATTTTTAATATCATCTGCTTTTTGGTATTTGTTCCAACCCATTGTAGATGTTTTAAAATCTATAATACGATAGCGACCTGTAACTTTGTTTCTAACCACCATATCTAAAAATCCTAAAAAACTTACATTTTCAGCAATTTTAGTATTGATAGGTTGTTCGATTGCTACTAACTCATCATTTGTTAATGAAAAGAAACTATTAAAGTTTTTAGGTTTTTGGAAATAGTCTAATATAAGATTTCCATCTTCTAAAAACTCAACTAGTTCCTCTTTGGAACAGATTGGATTTTGTCCATCTAATGATTCTTTTAAATACAACTCACGCATCTTCTCTTTCAAGAATGCTTTTGTATCCATTAGTTTATCTGCTTGTGATTTTGAAATACGCAAACACTTATCCAAATATGTTTGGAGTGTTTCGTGCATTGCAGTTCCAAATACTAAATGGATATTTGATGTAGAGATGGATAACCCATCAATATAATTCAACTTATACTGATATGGGCATCCGCTCCACATTGAGTATTGACTAAAAGAAACTCTTCCCACTATATTTTAAGTTTAAGTTTGGTAATTTGTTTTGAATCAATACCATATTTTTCACAGATGAATTTAATGTTCTCTCTACCTTCTCTCGAAGAATATAGAATTTCTATGTAATCAATAGCTTGATGCTCAGAACAAATATACTCATTTTTTATGAGATTAACAAGCCATTCTTCATATTTTTCTCCTGCTTTTCCTTTAATATATTTTAGGTAATACTTTCCTTTAGGGATGATGTCTATGTACAACTTATACATTTCCTTCGGTGATAGTGTTTGCGTTAAAGGAAGTATGGTTGCAATGAGTTCTACCCATTCAGGTTTCATCGAAAGGAATCTATTAATCATAAAGTTACTCCATGTCTTAACATCCTCCTCTGTTAATTTATCAAAGTAGTTTGGGTCTTGTTCCGATGTAATCGCAGCAATGTGGTCAAATAACTTTTTCCCTGCCATTATTCTACTATTGATGATGGTTTATCTCTCAATTCCAAAGGTAATAACTCTTGCAATGCTTTACCACATTGAGTACATAGATACATTTCAATTGGAATGATTGAATCTTGTGCTTGACCTGTTACTAATCTTGATAATTTTTTGAATCTAAATCCTGGCATAAATACTTTGTTGCCACATTCACAATCCATATCTCTCGCATCACTTATATTGATGCCCATTGGTAATCCTTGTTCCATTACTTTATAATGTTTAAAATTTGAATAATTGTACTCATAAATACGATTTCTTTATCCACCACCAATGCATCTTTGGATATACCCTCTGCTATAGTTAGTATTACATTTGCCGTATTACCTGCTGCGTATTCATCTACTCTATCATATAACATAGAATACATTTCGGAATAATCGTTTAATCTGTTATCAGCAACTGCTTGTCTGATATTCATAAACATATTTCTTTTGTCATCATTTGCTTTTAACAAATCTACCAATTTAGTTTGAAAGTTAGATTCCACCATAATTTGATGGTCTACTTTTAACTCTCCTTTTGCAGATTGTAATTGGCAAGTATTTAAGATTCTACGAATATCAGGATAATATGAACTGATAATATCAGCTACATTTTTTAAATCGTATTTAATCTTTTCCGCATCTAAAATTCTAGTGACTTGAATTGCAACATCTTTCTTTGTAGGAGGAGTGATTGCAAATGTTTGACATCTACTTTTTATTGGGTCAATAATCTTTTCGTGGTAATTACACGTTAGGATAAATCTACAATGTTTAGAGAATGTTTCCATTAAGTTACGCAAGATTGCTTGTGCGTTTGGAGTCATATAATCAAACTCATCCAAAATGATAATCTTAAATCCTGCAAACCCCATTGAGGATGCAAAGTTCTTCACCTTATTACGAACCGTATCTACGTTGTTCTCATCCGATGCGTTAATAATCATACTATCACACTTAATAGTATTTACAATAAGTTTTGCAAGTGTGGTTTTACCAGTACCTGCTTTACCATGTAATAACAAATGTGGAATATCGTTATTATCTAAATACTGTTGAATGGTTTCCTTTACGGTTTCATTACCAACATATTCAGCAAGAGTTTGTGGGCGGTATTTCTCCACCCATAAACTATGCTCTCTTTTACTATTTTCGTTTGCGAAAAAACTCATCTTTTTTTATTTACCTGTTGAACCAAATCCACCTATACCTCTGCTACTTTCACTTAATTCATCTACTACTTTTAATTGAATAACTGGATGAGGAACTATAATTATTTGACAAACCCTGTCACCAACATTATACGCAATAGAATCTAAACCATTCAATTTAATAAATGTTGCTTGCAATTCACCTCTATAACCCGCATCAATTACACCAACCGAATTACTTAGTATCAATTCTGTGTTTCTTATCGATGAACGAGGGAATACCAATCCAACCATTCCATCAGGTATCTCCATTGCAATACCCAATCCATATGTTATTTGAAATGATGTATTTTCTATAATAGATGTTGCTACTAAATCCAATCCCGCATCACTCTCTTTTGCGTATGCTGGTTTAACT